AAGAGCCATTTATATATTCTCCAATAATTAAGGATTACTTGTTAGCGTATTGCTTTTCAAGGTAAGTGCGGGTTGCGTTAGCTTTAGCGGCTGGTTCTTCGATACCGGCGTCAACACCTTTTTCTGCGAACATTTCACCAGCATCACCAGCAGTGGTCATAGCTTTTAAAGTTTCAACAGTTGAAGTGAATTCTTCGTCGGTTAGGTTTGAAAAAGACTTGAAAAGCACTTCAGCTTTTTCTTCATCCTTAACGGCATCCTTTAGAGCAGCTTTGCGTGTAACAGCTACTTGCTCTTTTTCTTTTGCTTGGAATGCTTCGATTGTTTCATTAGCCTTAGTCAGTTCCGTCTTAAGCGGGCCAACAGCCTTTTCAATAAGAGCTTCAAGGTCAGACTTCTGAACTACGTCTAGGTTGTCTTTAGACATTGGTGTTACGTCCTCTTTGGTTTGTTTTACGTTTTGTTTAGAAACGCCCTCTTGTGAGGACATAGCTTTTTCAACCAGAAGTTGATCTTTTAGAAGTGTATCAAACTGCTCGGTAGTTACTTCTGAGATAGCCTTGGTTATATTCTCTGCTTTAAATAATGATTTCATTAACTCAACAGAATCAATCTGACTTTGGATAAAATCTTGGTAGGAGTCTTCCATAGAATCTTCCATACTAACATCGAACCCAAGGATACCGGCAAGAACTTCGGCTTCATCGTAATACAAACTGAAGAAACGTCTTAAGAAGTCTTGGATTGTCATGGTAACTCGCACCATGTCGGCCTTTTCTACAAATGCCAGAGGAATCCCCTCAGTTGCTTTTGTAATCAGTGTTGTGTACCCATTTGCAGGCCCACCTTGATGCTTACCAACAAGGGCTACGTGAGCACCCTCTTGTTCAAAATTAAAATTCTTTAGTCTGCGTTTAGGCTGCGTCATCTTCTAACTCCTCATAGTTTGCAGAGCATCCGATACTAACCCCATTAATATCACCGGACTTGATAAGATTCCAAACTTCGTCGTCCTCTACTTGCCACACTTGTAACCAGCTACCTTTTGACACATAAGTATCACCAAGGTAAAACTCAACAGGCGCAATGTAGGATTCAACAATAGAGGCTAGGTTTGTTTCAGATGCGTGGAATAGATTTGCTTTTCTACAGTGGACTTGAAAGTTATGACAACCTTTTCTTACTTCAGCTTCATCGTAAATATCCCCATGAAGATCAACTTCGTTTGGAGAAAGCACTAGAAAGGTTGCTTGTTTTAACTCTTCATCGACTGATTTTATTACAGAGAGTCCCTTACCATTAGCCGGGGATTCTTCGTGTCTTGGAGCTTCGTCAGACTCACCAAAACACTTAGATAGAAGGGCGGTTAAGCCCTCCATAAACTTGCGTTCATTATTCATCGGTTATCCTGTGTTGTCTGCGTTGCTTGAGGATGTGTCTGATGCGGCTGCATCGTCGGCTGTTCCATTAGAAGAACCCTTAGCCATACCATCACCTGCGCGTGTCTCCTGCTTAGGTAGCTCGTCTTTATTGACTGGAGCATCTTCGGCTTTTGGATCGACCTTGAACACAGTTGTTCTGATTTTGTTCATAACAGGTCTGTCAGCTTCGATAGCGTTAACAGAGAAGATACGTTGAATAGCTTTTGAGAACTCTTCGATATCAACTTCGTTAAGGTTACCGTATCTAAACTGTGGATAGTCAGTGTCTGACCAACCGTTAAGCTTAAACGTCTGCGGTATAAGATCGTAATTAAGTGTGTTACTAATCTCTTGCAATCTAGCTTCAACAGCCATAGACATAAGGCTTGTCTTTTCACCAGCTAACGCAAATGAACCTACTTGATCTTGTCCCATCTTAAGGAAGTCAGCAAAGAGTAGTGTAAGTATCTTGTTATCCCAACGCTTGATAATCTTGTCTGTGTCGTACTGCTTACCACCCTGCACACCCATAAGCTCAAAGTCGAACAGAGGTTGTCTTGATTCAGGGTCGTGAGCCTGTGGAAGCACTAGACCAGTTTGTTCGTTGTTGTGGATATTACGAATAATCTTTTGGTAATACTCGTAGATACCTTTCTCTTCTGGCGTAGCATCATCTGACATATAACGTGGAGGTATTTTTATTCTCGTATATTCGACAGAGTTCGCTAGAATCTGCCCGTTCTCTTATGAACTGCTGTATGTTTCCATACAGGATAGACTATATCATCATCCTTTTAGGATGTCTTCCATTTCGACTACCAATCGCTTGTAGTCTACTCCCCTGCCGGGGATAGTCGTTGCACGTTACTTTGAAGCACACATTCAGTTAAATGTTAAAGTCTTTAGAGATATCTGTATATATTCTTTTTTGTCGAATATCTTTTATGATATGCATCTTAACTTTTAGATTACGAGACCCACCAACAATATCTCCAGCAGAAATTCCTTGCTCTAGTTGAGAGCAAATCCAACGAATGGTTTTGTCGGAAAGTATTCTACTTTTGCTGGGAATCTTGTAATCTTTAGATATAGAAGTCCAAGTTTTTCCAGACCGTATAAACGATACGATATGTGAGGCAACTTCTAATGAATCAGCTATTTCTTTGTTTGTATGTCCTTGTTCGAGCAGTGTGCAGATTTGTATAACTTGTCTAGACTCTGTAGCCTTATTCCCGTTGTTGTCTCCAACACCGCGACCTAAGATGTCTACAGCATGTCTCATATTCTCTTGTGGAGTACACCACTCAAGATTACCAAGTTTATTGTTTATCTTATCCCCGTCCTTATGATTTACATAAGGCTTATTCTCTGGGTTATCAATAAACGCTTCTGCAACAAGCCTATGAACACTTGCATACATACGACCGCCGGTTGATGCAACAAGGGATACTTTGGCGTATCCTGTTAGGCCTACCGAAGGCTTTATAAACTGATTCTTTGAATTAAATACTGAACCTTTGTGTGTTACGTAGTACCCTTTTGAATTGGGTATAAGTTTTTTCATATACAACCTCCTACTGATGTTTCAGAGAATGTAATGCTTCAAAGTCTTCGCTCAGGATTGCCCTCGCCATACTGCGTTAGGGGTTCCCCTGAATTAGAAAGATGTTCGGTGTAGATTACTCTACAAAGCCGCTGGAACTTTCATTCAACGGGCATACCAACCATGTCTCTGCTAATACCGATAGCTTCTTGTTCTTCAATAAGCGTTCTGTATTTCCAAGCAAAGTAGACCTTCTTAAGAGGGCTGTTACCTTCTGGGTTATTACGCTTAGGGTTGGTTCTAAATAGAAGAAACTTCTTACGAGGTATTTCAATCTTATTAGTTGTTGAAAGAACATTTCTAAAACGAGTTAGATCGTAGCTTGCAGATAGGTCTTGCTGAACGCCAATCACGTCTCGACCATCGTCGGAGAATAGGAACTTTTCGATGGTATCCTGAGAGCGTACAGGTATTCTCTTCCAGCCGATAAGGCCATCGCTGTACTTGGAGCCAGCTTCAATCAAACGTCTTCTATAGACCTTCTCATGGACGCTAAAGCCGTATGTCAAGAAGCTGGTAATTTCTTGAATGAATTCCATCCAAGTATGTTCCATATCATCTTTACATTGTTCTACAAACTTAGCTTTTTTAACTTGTTCGGGTGTAGCATCCATTGGAGGCACAACTTGCCAATCAACACGAGCAATCATCATTTCAAATAATTCGATTGCAGCAGCGATTGTAGCATCGTAACCCATCTGCTTATACGTTGTAACAACGTTAGGCCAGCGGAGCTCTTTCTTCATTTCTTCGTAGATTCTGTCATTGCTGACTTTTAAACCTACAGTTGAGATTTCGCCCATTCTTAATCTTAGGGGAGCTTCTGTGCCAGAGGTTAAGTCTAGATTGTCTTCTGCCATAAATCCCTCAGTTGTAGTTTAAAGTAAATGGGTTGGTTTGAGTAAAACTTGGTAGCTTAAAGTCTGGAAGCGTGATAGCCTGAGTGAGAGACCAGTAGGCATCTGCTGATGCGTCAACTTGGTCGTCTTTCTTGTTACGACTACCATCAAAAGATTCCAACTCATCTACAAACTTATCATTCCAAGCAGCAGTTAATATCTTAACAAAGCCTGCCTCAGTTACCGAAGCAAAAGGAGCAAATCTCGTAAGTTTATTTTGGTTTGTTGTTTTTACTTTTGAATAGTAACCTAAGTCTGCTAGGTCGCGCACGAGTTGTTGTGCATAAGCCTTACCAGCAGCGCCGGGGTCAGCCGGTATAATAATCTGAGTGTCTGTACCATCTTCTTTAGCACAAGCTACTATCTGTTGGAACACACCTTGGAACCTGTCTCTAAAACGACACACGTCTTCTATGATATAATTGTTATCTTGATCCAAAGCCATTAAAACACCCACAGTCCAGTCAGGATTAGGGTATGTTTCAGAAGGTATGCTGCCTGAGATATCCCAAGCTCTCACGCGCTTCTTAACTTTTAACGGGCGCTTCGGTATAAACTCAACCCAAGCTTTTTTCCAGTAACCAGACTCTTCTGGTCTAGCGTACCAAGAACCATACAGCAGACGCTCTTTCTCAACCCTTGTAAGCGACATTAGACGACTGACGTATGTTGGGTCAGCTTTCATTAAAGGTGGGTTGTCGTAGATTGTAGCTGGGTGGAATACGAAGGACACGATACCACTTTCTGGGCCTTCTCCGTGGATAGCTTCTAACTCTTCTCGGGTATCAGCCCAATTAAGTTCGTCACCATTTCTTACGAAGAAACGCATTAAACCAGCTTTCGCTGGGTCGGGGATTCCGGTTAAGGGATCGAGATACCATTCTACCCATTTACGTAAGAAACTATCGTAATCAGGGTTGCAGGTAATCTTCATTTGTGTTTTGTATTTAGAGCGGGGAGCTCTTAGTCTTGAACGAAGATAGTCGATCATTGTTTCAGAGAAGTGAGTACCTTCGTCGAATAAAACAAAGCTATACTGAGCACCCTGATGACTGTACTTGTCTTTTTCCATTTCAAGGTGAGAGAACTTAAGTTGAGCCCCTGAAGGAAATACAACAACTTTATCTTTCTCACGAAACTTTACGTTCTTGTCGAACTGTTTATACATAAACTGAGCAGTGTCCCAAAGGCCACCACCCGCTGTAATTTCAGGCATTGTTCTGCGGAAGATAACTCCACGAAAGAAAGGATCATTTACAAACTGTAAGGGAGTCATTAAACCTACGTAGCTTTTACCGCTACCAGCAGCTCCACCAAATACAGTTATGTCAGCTTCGCTAAGTAAGAAGTCCTCTTGTCTAGGACTTGCTGGGCCGATTTTTTCTATCATAAGAGCTACCTAAAGGTAACAAATAAGTATTCTTTATACTACTACTAATATTGTACAGTAGATTGCTTATTTGTCAAGGGGTTAGTGAAATAAAGTTGAAATGGTAAGGGCGGGGGGAGTCGAACCCCCAATCCGTTAAGATGGTAAGTTTTAAGCCTACTGTGTATACCGTTCCACCACGCCCTCAGAGTAAGCCGAACTTTTCGTTGGCATTCCGTAAGATAAACACCACTTTCTTATTGCATTGTCAGAAACAGAGAACATTTTACCTACCCTCGAAAAGTTGTGCTTTACGAGTAAGTTTCTTAACTCTTCTTCCGTTGGTCTAACAACCTTAAGCTTTCTTTTAAATGCCTTTCTCTTCTTAGGCTCTGCAATTTCGGCACTGCCTATTAGATTTCTAGAGAACTGGCTGTGGCAGTTTGGACAAAGAAATCTTAAATTTTCTATTCTATCGTCTAACCAGTTACCGTCTATGTGGTCGATATCTAAAGTCATTGGGTGGCCTAACCAAAAAGGTTCTTGCCCACACTTGTCGCAAATGTACTCTATTTGACTTTCAATCAAAGCTCGCTTAAGAAACTTTGTTTTTGTCCTTTGAGAACCTTCTGGTTTTACCGTAAGAATATCCTTAGCTTGTTTCTTTGGACGATCATGTAAGTCTTTAGCCCAAGCTTGACCTTTAAAGTGTTCTGTGGATATTTCTAGACTTATAATTCTTCGCTTAAAGTGCGCTTGACTACCACCTGCCAATGTAACACATAGAGCTCTTAGCACATCTGCGTATGAGTTTGACTTAGCCACAGCGTCTCTTAGCTGATCTTCTGAAATCTTATACTTTGACACATAGACCTCCAGAAGTTTATTTGGCGCTTCGCCAGAGTGTCGAACTCCGCTTACAAGATTTGGAGTCTCGTTTGTTCGCCGGAACGCGAAGCATATTTGGCAGAGAGTGAAGGAATTGAACCCTTACCGGCTTTACCAGTAGCAACTGTTTTCAAGACAGTTTGACCTCCATTGGTCGCCACTCTCTGTGTTTGGTCGGGAAGGAGAGATTTGAACTCTCATGACATTTCTGCCGAGGGCTTCTAAGACCCTTGTGTATACGTTCCACCACATCCCGTTAATCTGGCAGAGAACACTGGAGTTGAACCAGACACGATTTCTCATGCGTAACGCTTAGCAGGCGTTCCTTATCACCAAATAAGATTATTCTCTAAAATTGGTGGTCTAGGTTAGATTCGAACTAACACCGCGTGGTACTTCACACCACCGCTCTACCGTTGGAGCTACTAGACCGTATTCTGAATAACTCTTTTGTAAAAGCTATTTAGAATGTCTGTGGATACTCTCACCCACATAGTCACACCACTGACCTACTCGTATAAGGCCTTATCCTTTGGGTTGGCAGGTGTCGCCATCAGCATCTTGGAACCCTCTGCTGCTATTACGCAACCGACTGGTGATGCTAGTATTTGGTTGGCTTTTTGTCAATTCTCGCTGAGAACATTCCGATAAAACTCAGTTCATGCTGGCGCTACCAGACAATATGGTTGCGGGAGGTGGAGTCGAACCACCGTAGTTTGGCTTATGAGACCAAGCTGGAACCACCTCCAGTCTACCCCGCAATAACTTTAGTATCCATGTTTAAGATACTTTTCTCTTCTTTTTTCTTTTGTGTAATATTGCCTGCGGATAATCTTGTGAGCTTCTGTACACGAAGCACACCTGCAACCACCGCCATACGATCCTGACGTACCACAAGGAACCCTGTAAGGCCTGCGAGCCTCTACGTTACACCTTAAATGACTAAACGATATATTGTCTAAGTCAAAGTAAAGCTCGGCAGGTTTCTCTGAGTGAAGCCAAGGCTCTTTGTGCTCTATAGAGAAGTTATCTCTTTGCATCTTTTCGCCGCACTGGTGGCAATTATCTTGCTCTGTCTTTTCTATTAAAGACCAGAGAATATCTTTAACAAGCCTGTGACTTGCTGTGCTGGGATTCATACCCAACTGCTCTTGTTTTGTACTCACTGACTAACTCCTCGTTGTCTAGTGCGATTGTTTGGCTTTTGAGGTAGGCTTCGAACCTACAGCTCCTTTCGGAACGTGATTAACAGTCACGCGACTTTACCAGTTTGTCTACTCAAAAATGAAACTTGGAGCGGATAACCGGCCTCGAACCGATGCGCGAAGGGTGGAAGCCTCCAGCTCTACCAATCTGAGCTATACCCGCATAAACTTTAAATACTCTTTGGGGTGTGCTACGAGATTCGAGCTCGCATTTTCTCGGATCACAACCGAGGGTTTTATCCAATTAAACTAAGCACACCACAAAGAATACTTTATCATAATAATGGAAGACCCATTCGGACTCGAACCGAAGGCCTTCTGAGTCAAAGTCAGACGCTCTGCCAATTGAGCTATGGGCCAATAATTTGGCGGTCTATGCGAGAATCGAACTCGCCATTCTACCGTGACAGGGTAGCGTGATAACCTAATTCACCAATAA